GGCCGATGCTGAGTGGGAGCGCCAGACCGATCCCTCGCGGCAGCGCGGGCCGCATGCGAAGGACCTCGGCGCCCGGATGGCCGCGACGACGCGGGCAGCGACCAAGGCCGTACCCACGGCGGCGATCCGCGCCGTGGCCGAGACGCTGCAGGAAGCGGGCGCGGAGCCCGAGACGGGCGAGGCGGGCGAGGCGGGCGCGGGCGACGGCGGAACGGGCGAAGTCTCCTTCCTGCGCGCGCGCATGGCGAACGAGGTGTTGAAGGCGCAGACCGCCAAGGTCCGGCTGCAGAAGATGAAGGGCGATCTGGTCGACCGGGCGCGGGCGACCGGCGTGGTGTTCGATCTCGCCCGGCGCGAGCGCGACGCCTGGCTCGGCTGGCCGCCGCGGGTGGCGGCGAACATGGCGGCCGAGCTCGGGGTCGAGGCGCACCGGATGGAACTCGTGCTCGACACCTATCTCCGCGCGCATCTGGCCGAGATGGCGGAGGTCCGGATTGAGCTCCGCTGAGGCCTTCGAGGGGGCCGAGGCGGTGCTGCAGGCCTGGCGCGCGGGGCTCGCCCCCGATCCGGCGCTGAGCGTGTCGGAATGGGCCGACCGGCACCGCATCCTGTCCTCGCGCGGGGCCTCCGAGGCCGGGCCCTACCGGACGGCCCGCACCCCCTACATGCGGGCGATCATGGATGCGCTGTCGCCGCGCCATCCGGCCTCGCGGGTGGTCTTCATGAAGGCGGCGCAGGTCGGCGCGACCGAGGCCGGCAACAACTGGATGGGGTTCTGCATCCACCGCGCGCCGGGGCCGATCCTCGCCGTCCAGCCGACGACCGATCTCGCCAAGCGCCTGTCGCAGCAGCGGATCGACCCCCTGATCGAGGAAAGCCCGGACCTGCGCGCGCTCGTCATGCCGAACCGCTCGCGGGATTCGGGCAACACCATCCTGGGGAAACGCTTTCCCGGCGGGCAGCTGATCCTGACCGGGGCGAACTCGGCAGTCGGCTTGCGCTCGATGCCGGCGCGCTGGGTGTTTCTGGACGAGGTCGATGCCTATCCGGGCGATGTCGACGGCGAGGGCGATCCGATCGCGCTCGCCGAGGCGCGGACGATCAGCTTCGGGCATCGCGCCAAGGTGTTCCTCGCCTCGACACCCACAGTCAAGGGTCTGAGCCGGATCGAACGGGAGTGGGACGTGTCCGACCAGCAGCGCTATCACGTCCCCTGCCCGCGCTGCGGGGCGCTGCAATGGCTCCGGTTCGAGCGGCTGCGCTGGGAGCCGGGCCGACCCGAGACGGCGGCCTATCTCTGCGACCATTGCGACGAACCGATCGCCGAGCGGCACAAGACGGCGATGATGGACGAGCGGAACGGGGCGCGGTGGATGGCGACGGCCGAGCCGGAGGTCGCCGCGGCCGCCCGTGCGGCCGGGACCGTCGGCTTCCATATCTCCGGCCTCTATTCGCCGCTCGGCTGGCTGTCCTGGGAGGAGATCGCGCGGTCCTGGGAGGGCGCGCAGGGCAACGACGCCGCGCTGAAGACGCTGAAGAACACCATTCTGGGCGAGACCTGGACGGAACGGGGCGAGGCGCCGGACTGGCAGCGCCTGTACGAGCGCAGGGAAGATTGGCAACTCGGTTCTGCGCCCCATGGTGTCCTGCTGTTGACTGCCGGGGCGGACGTGCAGCGCGACCGGATCGAGGTCGATGTCTGGGGCTGGGGGCGGAACCTGCGCTCCTGGCTGGTGGACCATGTCGTCCTCGAGGGCGACACGGCGCGGCCGGAGGTCTGGGCGGGGCTGACGAACCTGCTGGGGCAGACCTGGCCGCACGCGTCCGGTGTCCGGATGGCGCTGGCGCGGCTGGCGGTGGACTCGGGCGACGGGGCGACGACGGATGCCGTCTATGCCTGGGTGCGGGCCGCCGGCAAGGGTCAGGTGATCGCGGTCAAGGGCCGCGGCGGGTTCGACCGATCGACGCCGGTCGACGGGCCGACTTACGTCGAGACGACCGAGGCCGGGCGCAAGCTGCGCCGCGGCGTGCAGCTCTGGAATGTCGCGGTGGCGGTCTTCAAGAGCGAGACCTACCGCTTCCTGCGGCTGACCGCGCCGACCGACGAGGAGTTGGCGGCGGGCGCCGACTGGCCGCCGGGCTTCGTGCATATCCCGAAAGGCACGACGGCCGAGTGGATGAAGCAGCTGACCGCCGAGCAGCTGATGACGATCCGGACGCGGGCCGGCTTCCAGAAGCTCGAATGGCAGCCGACGCGCGACCGCAACGAGGCGCTCGACTGCCGGGTCTATGCCCGGGCGGCCGCCTGGCTGATGGGCATCGACCGCTGGGATGAGCAGCGCTGGCAGGGCTTGGAGAACCAGCTCGCGTCCGCGACCGGCCCCAAGGACCTGCCCCCGGCGGGACAGCCGGGGCGGGCTTCACCGCAAGAGAGAGCGCCGCGCCCCGGGGGATTCCTCGGACCCCGGCGCGGGAAATGGTTCTGACATGGCCTGGACTGTCGCCGATCTCGATGCCCTGAAGGCGGCCTATGCCAGCGGCACGCTCAGGGTGCGGTTCTCGGACGGCAAGGAGGTGACCTATCCCACAGGCGACGATCTTCTGCGCCGCATCCGCATGGTCGCAGCCGAGCTTGCCGCCGCGAGCGCGGGGCGGCCGCTGTCTGTCGGGCGCTTTGCGACGTTCCGGAGGGGATGATGGCGGGGGATCGGAACGGGCAGGACGGCGTTCCCTGGGGGGCGATCGACAGCGCCCTTGCCCTCGTCGCACCGCGTCGCGCCGCCGCCCGCTATGCGGCGAAGGTGGCGATCGCCAATCTGCGGCGGGGTTATGAGGCGGGGGGCAAGACCCGGGTCACCGAAGGCTGGCGCGGCAGCAATGCCTCGGCGGATGCCGAGATCGCCACCGCAGGGCCGGTGCTGCGCGACCGCTCGCGCGATCTGGTCCGCAACAACGCGCTGGCCGCGCAGGCGGTGCAGGTGCTCGTGAACAACATCGTCGGGCCCGGCATTCGCCCTCGCGCGGCGAGCGGGAACAAGGCGCTGAACCGGCGGGTGGATGCGCTCTGGCGGTCATTCTCCGCCTCTTGCGACTTCTACGGCCATACCGATTTCCACGGGCTTCTCAATCTCGCCGTCCGGGAGATGGTCGAGGCCGGGGATATCCTGGCGCTGAAGATCACGACGCAAGGCGGGGGCAAGACCGTGCCGCTGAAGATCCAGCTGCGCGAGATCGACCACCTCGACACCGGCCGGGTGCAGGAAATCGCCCCGGGATACATTGACCAGGGCATCGAGTTCGATGGGTCAGGGCGAAGGACGGCCTACTGGCTCTTCGCCGATCATCCCGGCGGTACGGGCCGTTTCCTGCGGCGGCGGTTCGAGCCGGAACGGATCGAAGCGTCCCGGGTCGCGCATCTCTTCGAGCGCCAGCGGGTGCAAAGCCGGGGCGTGCCCTGGGGGGCGCCTGCGATGCTGGCGCTGCGAGACCTCGGCGACTGGCAGCAGGCGGAACTGGTCCGGAAGAAGACCGAGGCCTGCCTTGTCGGCATCGTCTTCGGGGATGACGAGACGCAACAGTCCGTCGCCCCCGTGGTGCAGGACAGCCAGGGCAACAAGGTCGAGCAGTTCGAACCCGGCCTGATCGCCTATGCCCGGGGCGGGAAGGACATCAAGTTCAACCAGCCGGCTTCGACCGCCGGGGTCTACGAATGGAACCGGGTGCAGATGCATCTCGTCGCCTCGGGCTTCCGGGTGCCCTACGCGCTGATGACCGGCGATCTCAGCCAGAACAACTTCTCCTCGAGCCGGATCGGCCTGAACGAATTCCGCCGGATGGTCGAGCAGCTGCAATGGCAGACGGTCATCCCGATGTTCTGCGAGCCCGTCTGGCGCTGGTTCATCGAGGCCGCGCAGCTGGCGGGCCTGCTGCCGCTCGACGCCGTCATCCCCGCCGAATGGGCCCCGCCGCGCTTCGAGATGGTCAACCCGCTGCAGGATGTGCAGGCGGACCTCCTGGAAACCCGCGCCGGGTTCGCCTCGCCGCAGCAGATGATCGCCAAGCGCGGCTATGACCCGGCGGCCGTCATCGAGGAATGGGCGACCCAGGCGCAAGCGACCGACGCGCTGGGCCTGATCTTCGACAGCGACCCCCGCAAGGTCAGCAAGGGCGGGAACGTCCAGCCGACCGAACAGAACGCGGCAACCGATCCGGCAACGGACCCCGCGACCGGCACGAAACCGACGGAGTAACCCCGATGTCCCCCGAAACTCTGAACCTGCCCGTGATCGGGCGGGCGGCGTCCGTGCGCGCCGAGAGCATCAACCCCGAGGCGCGGACGGTCGAGATCGTCTGGACAACCGGCGCCACCGTCCAGCGTCGCCGCTGGGAGGGCTGGGACGAGGTCCGCGAGTATGACGAGGAGCTGATCGTCACGCCCGAAGCGATCCGGCTGGACCGGATGAACGCCGGCGCCCCGTTTCTGGACTCGCATGACGGCTGGAGCCTGCGCTCGGTTCTGGGCGCGGTCGAGCCCGGATCGGTCCGGATCGAAGGCGGCCAGGGCACGGCCACGATCCGGCTCACCTCCGCCCCCGATGCCGCCGACACCGTGCACCGGATTCTGGAA